CGCCGGCAAGATGATCGAGGTCGACGCCTACGACTACACCTCCGGCGTCGTCACGCTGCGCTTCGAGACGGTTTCTCCGATACAAGCAGGCGACACGTTCGAGATTCGCCAGCATTGCTCGAAGCGGTGGGACGGCCACAACTCCTGCGACACCTTCTGGGCGGCGGACAAGACGCTGCACTTCCGTGGCGAACCGTGGATTCCGGTCGGCCAGGCCGCGCGCCTGACCGTGCCCGGTGCAGGCGTTCCCACCAGCGGCACGAACAGCATCGGCAGTAGCGCCGCAGCATGACCCTCGCAGACGAACAACGCCACCGCTTCATCGCGGCGGCACGGGCGCTTGTGGGCGCTCCCTTTCGGCATCGCGGGCGTTCGGCGCGCGGCGTCGATTGCGTCGGCCTCGTCGTGGCGGCGCTGACGGCGGTGGATCGCACCGTTGCAGACCGCAGCGATTACAGCCGCAACCCGGTACGCGACGGGCTGCGCGAAGCCTGCGAAGCGCACTTCGGGCCGGCGGTGCAAGGCGCGCCGCAAGCCGGCGACGTGGCGCTGTTCGCATGGTGGAGCGATGCCTGTCATCGCACGCCGAACCACGTCGGAATCCTGTTCGACCACCCGAACGGCGGCCTCGCGGTCGTCCATGCGCTCGCGCAGAACAAGCGCGTCATCGAGCACGGACTCGACAAGTTCACCCGAGCGCGAATCGTCGCTGTGTATCGGCCGTGGAGGGCTGCTGAATGAGCGGCTCGACCTTGGGCGGCATCGTTGGCGGCGTCATCGGGTTCTATGTCGGAGGCCCCACGGGCGCGCAATGGGGCTGGATGATCGGCAGCGCGGTCGGCGGTTACGTCGATCCGACCGTCATCAAAGGCCCGCAACTCACCGATCCGCAGCAGCAGACGGCCAGCGAAGGCTCGCCGATCCCGTTGGTTTATGGCACCTATGCGGTAATTGGCACGATCATCCAGTGCCAGTCCGAGCCGACCGAACACAAGCACGAAGACAGCGGCAAGGGCGGGCCGGTACAGGAAACCTACACCTACACCCGCACGGTGGCGATGCTGATTTGCCGTGCCGCGCCGCTGGGCGGCGAAATGCTGCTGCGTCGCTCATGGGTGAACGGCAAGCTCGCTTACGACGCGACCGGCAGCGGCAAGCTGGATGCGGACAGCGCCAAGTTCCTCGCCGGCATGACGTTCTATTCCGGCAGCGAAACGCAGATGCCGGACGCCGATCTGGAAGCGTTGCCGGTAGGCGACGGCGGCGGCGTGGGCAACGTGCCGGCCTATCGCGGCAGCTGCTATGCGGTGCTGCCGAACTGCGACGTGACGCAATCGGGCGGCGCGGTGCCGATCATCAAGTGGGAAGTGGTGTCGAGTGGAACGCAAACGTACTCGATCCCGAACCCGAACTGGGTCGCGACCGATGGTGCCGGCAATTTCAACACGTCGAACGGCACCGATTGGCTGACCAACGAAGCGTTTAGCGCGTCGGCCACCGGCAAGTTCATGCGCTACAACAACGGCGTGCTGCTGCTGAGCAACAGCACCTCGTGCAAGTATTCGACCAATCGCGGCGTCACATGGTCGGACACGTCGATTCCATCCGGGCACCCGACCAGTAGCAGCTATCGCACCAAGGTATTCGACAACGAGTTCTGGCTTGTCAGCGACGACAACGCGACGCTACTGCATGGCGGCGGTGGGACTCTCGACTCAATCACGCTGGAATCGCCGTCCGAGTCTCCGATTTCGATTGCCGGCGCTGCCGGATACCAAGTCCTTGGTTGCAGCCACAACGAAGCGCGGATTCCGGTCGAAGTCTCGACCGACCATTTCGTCACGCATTCGTCGCAGGACATCGATGTCCTCGACGACGTGGTGCTCGCCGTTTCCAACGGCAGCCGCATTCTCGTGGGCGGCGAGGACTCCCTACTGACCCAATATACTGACGACGGCTTGTCATGGTCCGATGCGTACACGATGCCGTACGAGCTTGGCGCGAAGCTGATCGGCGGCGATGCGCACGAAAACATCTTCGTGGTGTTCGGATCGGATGGGCTTGCCGTCTCCACCAATGGCGGCGAAGGCTTCACCGCCATCACGCTATCCGAGGAGTTCCACCCATACGACGTGCAGATCGGCGGCGGCCTGATCGTCGCGGTCGGCGAGAAAAACAGCGGGGCAGGAACCGGGCGCATCTGGACGGCGCCGCTGTCCGATCCGTACACATGGACGAAGCGCGACAACAACTTCGGCATCGCGGCGGTCAAGGCCGTGGCGTTCATGTCCTGCGGTGGCTACGCCATCCCCGACGCGCCGGGCTGGTACATCCACGACGACGGCACGTTGTGCGGGTCGGAAGCGAACGCGGTTTCGCCTGACACCATCGACCTGGAATCCATCGTCGGCGACTTGACCGAACGCGGGGGCGTCACCGATTACGACGTGACCGCGCTCGACGGCATCCCCGTGCTGGGCTTTGCGATCACGCAGCCGACGACCGCTGGCGCGTGCATCGACGAATTGCGCAAGGTCTTTTTCTTCGACATGCCCGAATGGGGCAATAGCGGGGAAACCTACGTCAAGCTCCGCGCCGTCAAGCGCGGCGGCTCGTCCGTGCTGAACCTCACCGACGACGACCTCGTTGACGTGGACGATGACGACGACACGCGCCGGCAGGCGGTGGAGTTCCCGCGCAAGGTCAATTTCATTGCGCCCGACCCAGACCACGACTACGAGCCGATCACCCAATCGGCCGAGCGTGAATCGGAAAACGTCAAGAGCACCAGCGAGATCACCGTTTCGACCTCGGTCGCTTCCACCCGCGACATGGCCGCGCCTATCGCGGACAAGCTGCTGCGGATCGCGTGCGAGGAAGCGCAGGGCCAGATCACGCGCACGGTGCCCGAGGAGTTCACGCAGTTCACGACCAGCGATATCGTCACCTACGGTGGCCGGCGCTATCGCATCGACAAGATCGACGCGCAGGACGGGCAATCGCAATGGACGATGACCCGCGACCGCGCCAGCGCCTACGAGTCGAACGCGACCGGCAGCGTGGGCGTCGCCGTGCCCGATCCTGTATCGACGCTTCGCGGGCCGACGTTGTTCTGGGCCGGCAACCTGCCGCGCCTCAATTCGCCGGACGTTGGCCCTGGCCTCTATATCGGCGTCTGCGGCCTCATGGCCGGTTGGCAGGGTTGCGACCTCTACCTGTCGGTCGATGGCGGCACGACCGAAACGCTGGTCGCCACGATCATCGACCCGGCGACGATGGGCTTCCTTACCGCCGACCTGGACTCTGGCGATACGTTGTCGGTGCAGCTTTACAACGACGACCCGCTGAACGATGCGACCGACGATCAAATCGCGCTGCGCTTCAACGCGTGCGCGGTCACGACGGCGGGTGAATCGGAAATCCTGCAATTCAAGGATACGACCGATACCGGCACCAAGACCTATGACCTGACCACGCTCACGCGCGCGGGCCTCGGCACGACCGAAACGACTCACAACAGCGGCGATGCGTTCGTGGTGCTGGACAGTTCGATCATCTTCCTGCCGCTGGATATCTCCCTCGCCGGTCGCGACCTGATTTTCCGCCCGGTCACGCGCGGCACCGTGCCTGCGAATAACGACACCTACACCGTGCACTTCGATCCGAAGTTCACGGGCGCGGCGGTTTACGACGCCTACGTCGACGACACGGGCGCCGCTTATGTCGATGACACGGGCGCTACCTACTACACAGAGGTCACTTAATGGCACGCTGGGCAGACAAATCGACCGCGACACTGACTGGCACGGAATCCATCCCCTGCACGCAGTCTGGCGTGGACAAGAAAACATCGCCGGATGACTTGAAGGCATTCATCGCCGGGGATCGCCCTATCGAAATCGGCGTCGCCTGCTCGGATGAAACCACGGCGCTGACTACTGGCACGGCGAAGGTGACGTTCCGGGTTCCGTGCGCGATCACGCTGACCGACGTTCGCGCATCGCTGGCGAACGCGCAGGCCAGCGGCAGCATTTTCACGGTGGATATCAACGAAGGCGGCACGACGATCCTTTCGACGAAGCTGACCATCGACAACACGGAAAAGACCTCGACCACGGCGGCGACGGCTGCGGTTATTTCCGACGCCAGCCTTGCGGACGATGCGGAGATCACGGTGGATATCGACCAAGTGGGCGATGGCACCGCGAAAGGGTTGAAGGTCTGGCTGATCGGGACGCGGACGTGATCATCGTTCCGAAGCTCTGGACGCCGCCGCAGCGGCAGCGCGGATTCATCATCAATCCGTATGCGTTCGGTGGTGGTGGCGGCGGTGGCCCAACGGTTACGACGTGGAACCCTGCCGACAAAGGTTCTGCGATCACGCTCTCGTCCGGAAACTTGACTGCCACCGGCGCAACGTCTGGCAGCTATGCAAATGGAAGCGTTCGCGCGACCAGTTCCAAATCGTCCGGAAAGTACTACTTCGAGGTTTCGATCGACGCGATCGGCGCCGCGAACCACGACATGGTCGGGATCTGCGCCGGTTCCACTCCGCTGACAAACGATTTCGCGGCCGACGCGCTCGGCTACGGCTATTACATGAACGACGGGGGAAAGTGGAACGGCAACGTCGGAACGGCGTATGGCGCTTCTTATGCGGCTGGTGACGTGATTGGTGTTGCCTTCGATGCTTCCGCAGGCTCGCTGAGTTTCTACAAGAACAACACCGCGCAGGGCGTCGCATTTACCAGCATCCCTGCCGGAGCGTATTTCCCGGCCGTTGCATTGTTTGCCGCCAGCACCGCTCCCGTCGTCAGTGGGCGATTCAAGTCTGCTGATTTCAGTTACACCCCGCCGGCTGGTTATAGCGCGTGGGGTATTTGATCGACCATCCAGGCACAAGGAACCGCACCATGTTCGACACCCTCAAAACCTTGCTCGGCTGGCCGTGGTTTCCGCGCCGGAAGCCCGATCCGCTGCCCGAGAAGGAAACCGATCTCGCCTACGGCCCCGATCCGTTGCAGACACTTGACGTGTACCGTCCGCCGAACACGATGCCGGGCGACAAGCTGCCGGTCATCCTCATGGCGCATGGCGGCGGCTGGGACAACCCCGATGGCGACAAGGCGAACGCGGGCGTGATCGACAACAAGGCGGCGTACTACGTCCCGAAGGGTTACGTCGTCGTGTCGATGAACTACCGGCTGTATCCGCAGGTCACGCCGCTTGGGGAACAACAGGACGCGGCCTATGCCTACGCCTTCGTCCAGAAGATGAAGGGCGTCGATCCCAAGCGCGTCGGCCTCATGGGCCACTCTGCCGGCGGCACGAACGTCGCCGTGGCCGCTGCGTCGATGGTGTCGCCGTGCTGGATCGTCTGCCTCGACGCCGGCACGCTCGACGTGCAGGACTCGGTTCGCACGGCCAACGCGATTGGCAGCGATATCATGGTGCCGTTCGGCACCGATCCTCTGGCATGGCCGGCCATGTCACCGATGGATTGCGTGCAGGGGTTCACCGGCCCGTGGCTGCTGGCCATCGGCAACCGCAGCCCGGTCAGCGTGAAGCAGACCCAAGCCTTCGCCGCCCGCGTGCAGCAGTTCGGCGGTGCCGCGACCGTGCAACAGTTCGCCCTCGATCACGGCGACATGGATTCGCAGGTCGGCCTGCCTGGGCCGCTGACGGATGCCATCGACGCGTTTATCGGCGCCTGACCCCGATCCCGGACTTTTCCGATGGCGCCGTGGCCGGGGCGGCGTCGCGGTCGATCACCGCCTGCACTTCGGACTCGAGCCACAACGACGCCTTCCCGCGCTTCACGGGTCGCGGCGCACGGCCGGCCAGGACTTCGGCGTACCAGCTCGAGCGGCTGTGCCCGGTGCGCCGCAGGACTTCGGGCAGGCGTAGCAGGGACTCACTCACCCTCTGCGCCTCCGGGGGTGGTGCGCCGATTCCACGCTGCGATTACTTCCTTGCGCGACCCGAGCCGAATCTCAGCGCCGCACCCGGGATTTCCGCAGCGAGCAATCCAGTCGCCGTGTTCGCGCAAGCTGGCAGGGAAGGGGTATTCGCCAGCATTGTCCTGATTGCTTCCGCAGAACGGACACGGTTCGAGTACGTCCTCGGGCCTATAAGGCCTTGGCATTTGCGACGGAAGCATCACCCGCCTCCCTGCGCGCGTGTGTTGTACCAGCCCCGGCACTGGCGCGGCCTGTAGTTTCCGCGGCACGGGCGGGGTCTAGGAACGCGGCCCATGCGGCCATGAGGTCGCGGCGTAGCTCGAGCGGCCGTGCCCGGTGCGCCGCAGGACTTCGGGCAGGCGTAGCAGGGACTCACTCACCCTCTGCGCCTCCGGGGTCGGGGGTGCGGGGTTGCTCGCATTGCGGCGGCTTTGGCGCAGTCGTGTTATCCGAAGCCCAAGTAATCGGCGAACTGATGCGCTTGAAGCACCATGCGCACGTCATCATTCCTGCCGTATCGACGGCGCTCCAAAAGTGCGGACAGTCAGCCATCACCCGCCTCCCTGCGCGCGGGTGTTGTACCAGCCTCGGCACTGGCGCGGCTTGTAGTTTCCGCGGCGCGGCTTGGCGCTGTCTGCCAGCACGGCCCACGTCATGAACCGATCACCTTCGCGGTGCAGCTTGTTCCACACGGAATTGACGGCCAGCCCCGTGCGATCCGCGATTTGCTTCGCCGTGACGTATTCGCCTTCGATGCAATAGACGCTGGCGGGCTTCATTCCGGTGTCTCCGTGTCGTATTGACAGGCGTTGTCCAGCCACCAGCAAGCGGTCAGCGCGTGTTCGCGGCTGGCCTTGAAGTCGCGCTGCTTGATGGCCTCGCGGGCCTTGATGATGTAAGCCTCGGCGTCGCATAGAAAACTCGCCCATTCATAGCGGCGTTGCTGCAACGTCATCGGCTTCGTCTGTTCACCCACCGTCGCCTCCTTCATGCGGCCTCCTTCATTGCGCGCTGCGCTTGCCGTCGAATGGCAACACGCGCCCCGTCGTTTGCTGCTGGATCGGCGCAGCTTCCACCGATGCGGGCAGGCGGCCGGTTTCGTCCAGCAGCCGGATCGCGTCGATCTCGACCTTGACCGCATTGATATACGTGCCCGCTACGTGCGCGGATGCCTTCGCGCGTTCGATCACCTGGGCCTGTTGTTCCGGCGTTGCGTCGCTGTCGGCGAGTTCGGCCATCTGTTTCAGCAGGTAATCGCGAACGTCTTTCATGCTCATGGATGCTGCGCCTCCGCGCGCTTGCGTTCACGGGAATTGATCTTGCGATTGAGCGCCCCGCGAAGCCGGATCAGGTCGGCCATTTCCTTCGGGTAGCGCGTGAGGTAACTGTTGCGCCGCATGTTCTCGGCGCGGGAAATCAGTTCCAACTTGTCGAGCGTGATTTCGGACTCGACCGTGCGAACGCGACCATCCTTGAACACGACCACATGCCCGGACGGGATCGGGCCGTTCGCGGCCTCCCACACGACACGCTGCACGGCCACCCATCGGCTCATGAACGGCCGGCCGTTGTGCATCTTCTTCTGCAACTGACCGTCGGCGATCCGCAGCGTGCCAATCGGCTGCATCTTCTTCGCGGCAGCGCCGCCCAAGTGGCCGGGCTTGAATTGCGTGGCGCGGCAGGCGACGGCGTTCGGGTTCCATTCCGCCATCGGCCGGCCTTTGTTCCATGCATCCTGCCCGTGCGCGAAGTGCGCCTTGCGGCTCCCCGCATGGCGACCCTCTGCCCATCGCTGGCGGGTACGCTCGGCGATCCATTCCGGCGACTTGCGCAGGCCCAAGGTGTTCACGCGCTGCGTCACGGATGAAAGCGTGCGGTCAAGCTGCTGCGCGCACTCGGCGGCGCTAAGCGTGCGGTACAGCTTCCGCAGCTTGCGATCCTCGGCGGCAGTCCAGGCGCGCTTCACCCCTCCCCCTCGCCCACGGGCAGGAGTGCGACGCGTTGGCCGAACGGATTGCGGCATAGCTGTTCTTTATCGCGAACAGATACAAAGAATCCGCACATGCTTTCGCCATCCACTTCAAGCCAGCCAGCAGCAGTGCATTCGCCAACCGCCGCCCCCGCGATCCTCGCCTTCAACGCCGCGAGTTCGTCGGAGTCGGCGAGGAGGCGGGCGCCATGTTCGCGCAGGAAGTTCGCCGCGCGAATTTCCAACACGCACGTCCACGGGCGCGGATCATCCTTCGCCAAGTCCGCCAACAACCCCCGCAGTTCACTGTTATCCATTACCGCCTCGCTTTCGTCGTGTTATCCGGTTACACCCCGGAAGTGGGGTCTATAGGGCGTTATGCCGCGCTTTGGTCTAGCGCCAGCACGTGCTGTGCAAGCCGCTGTTCTGCTATCGCGCAGTAATCGGGGTTGACCTCTAGGCCAACGTATCTGCGGCCAAGTGCCTTCGCGGCCTTCGCGGTTGTGCCGCTGCCGCTGAACGGATCAAGCACCAAGTCGCCGGGGTTGCTCCAGCTTGCAATGTGGTCGCGTGCAAGGTCAAGCGGAAACGGCGCAGGGTGGCCTGTGGAGTCCTGGCCTACTGCGTAGCGCCAAACGTTCGGGCGCACAGACCATTCAGGATTCACCACGCCTTCGCGTTCCGTGCGTGTGCCTTCCGCGTCAAGGTGCCCAGCGGTGAACTTGCTGCGCAACTTCCCGCCGCCAGAGTTGAGAACGTCTGCGATCCTGTTCACTGCCTTCGGCTTGCCGTTGCTCAGAACAAAGCAGTACTCCCAAGACTGCCAGTAGGCAAGATTCGAGCCTTTGGCCCCAGTGCCTGCCACCTGGTAAATCATCGTGTCGTGCAGATTCAACCCAAGCCGCTTGAAGTGCAGCGCCTGCTCCATACTGCTGCCGGTTTCGCTGCCATCATTCGTCGCGTCGGCCACAACCCACACAATCACGCCGCCCGGCTTTAGCAGGCGCTTCAAGTGCCATGCCACGCCAAAGAAGTCCCAGGAGTGACCGCCATACGTCCGCAAATCGTCATACGGCGGGCTGGTCACAACCAGGTCAACGGACTCGCGCGGCATCTTCGCCATAAGGTCGCAGTTATCTCCGCAGTGGATCTTGTCTAGTTCAAGCATGGCAATCCTTAGTTCAAAGGGCGCGGCATAACAATTCACTCAACCCGACGCCGCTTCGGGTTCGCGGTGAAATCACGCGCTCACGGCGGCGCGGGTTAGCTCAGGTGTTAGCTGCTCTTTCGCGGCTGTATGCGGTTGAAAGCAGTCTGTTGCATCGCCTACAAATCTCGGGGTCGCCGCCACCGGGGTTGTCGTACTCAATGCGGGCTTTGTGCCCGAACTTTTCACACAACAATCGTGCAAATCTTTCGCGCCATGTGTAGTTCATTTCTCGCTCCTTTGTGGCCCGCAGCTAACAATTCATTCAAGCCGACGCCGCTTCGCGGCGCGGCTTAATTCAGGCGTTAGACCTCACTTGTAGATTTCGGCTCGCCAAGGTCGGCACGCTTTGCAAGTTCACGCAAATCTTCAAGCGAATGATCGAACCAGTGATCAGCCGGGATGTGACAGACATCACCATCGCGGCGGACGGTGAGCTTCACTGCGCGGCCATGCACGTAATCCAAGCGGGCGGCAAAGAGTCCTATTCCCGAGTCCTTGATTCTTGCAATCGTTTCGTCGTCAAGCCCGCCCGGCCGCACGTGCAAGAATCCAAGCCCCTGCGGTGCGCTCAGGTCGTAAGCAGCACGGAGCACGTCATCAATCTTCGATTCTTCAAACTCATATCGCATGTCAATCTCCGTAGTGTGTGGTCTAACAATTCGCTCAACCCGACGCCGCTTCGGGTTGTCTCGCATGTGATGCGCCAGGGCGGCGGCGCGGGTTAGCTCAGGCGTTAGCCGTCATTGGTGCCAATCGCCTTTCGTAATGTGCCCGTGCCAGCCACACCGCGCATCGCACCCAATGCTCGGTGTGATGGTCGGCTCCTCCATGTTGCCGTCCCAACCCCACTTGTTCTCTGTCCGCGGCCCTCGCACTATTGGAATCAGGCATAGGCGTGGGCGGGGCCAGTTGCCTTGACAGTGAAAGACAATGTTGTCCCGGTCGGCTGCGCCGCTTGGGAATGTGAATGCAAACTCATCCTTCGCCAGCGGGTCTCCAGACCATCCATCTTTGCTCCACAGCCGCATCTTCATGTCGTTCTCCAAGCCGTATCGCAACGGCTAACCATTCATTCAAGCCGATGCCGCTTCGCGCTCGGCCTCCTGTGCGGCGTCGATGGCGGCGTCGATTCCCACAAGCTGCAGCGTCAATTCAAAACGCGCCTTCGATACGAACATCACGGCGTCCTCGGTTGTGGGGTGGTGTATCCGATGTAGGTCATGATTGCGCAGCTTGCGAGTAGCAGCACACAGAAGTCGTCAGTGGATTTCGTGAGCGCGGCCATCCCTGCGCACAAACCGGCGACGTAGATGAGCAACGTGCGCTTCACGACCGCACCCCGCCACCGAGGGCGGCTGTGAGGGCGGCACGCATGCCGTCGTGATACGCGTCTGTTTCATCCGGGGCGTGCTCGATCATCCATTCGTCATAAGCGTGAACGGCGCGCCTTACCATCGCGTCGTCGATTCCGATGTTTCGCAAAATGTCCACCCCACCCTCCTCGTCGGCTATGCCGCGCGTTGGTTGTTAGGCCGCCCGCAGCTTTTCTGCGAGCCATGCCGGCATTCCATCCACCGTCGCAGCGCGCGCCGGCACAGCGCCAGGCGACGGCATCTCCACCTCGACGATGCGCGGGAACTTTTCGGTTTCGTCGACCGTGATTGCGACCGGGCACGGGAGCTGCCACGCCAGCGGCACGGCCTCGCCCACGGTTCGCGGGATCGCGCCGCCGCCCGAGCGATGCGTCCACCAGCGCATCGCCTCGGCGCGCGCACGGCCGTCGTGTTCAAGGCACACGTAGTCGGTGAAGCGGCGCAGCCCGCATTGGTGGATCGCGCGCAGGTGATCGGGCTTGCCCTGCTTCCCCGGCCCGCGCTCGTAGCGCATGGCCGTGACCTCGTAGCGGCGCACGACGCGCTCGCGCTGGGCCGATAGCACAGGCGCGTCGACCGGACGGTCGAGGTGGCCGGGATCGCCGCTGGCGAACACGTGGCCGCACTCGGGGCAGGTGCGCAGCGCGATCGCCAGCAGCGCCGAGCACCGCGGGCATTCCTTCGCCTGGCCGGTCTGCACGGCGGCGGCAGCGCGAGGACGCGCCGGCTGCACGCGGATCGCGTCGACCGGGCCGTGCTCGAGCACGTTGCCGGCGTAGTCGAGCACGAGGCAGTCGGTCTTTCCCGGCGCGAGGCGGAACCCGCGGCCGACCTGCTGGTAGTAGAGGCCGGGCGATTTCGTGGGGCGGAGCATCGCCACGCAATCGATGTGCGGCGCGTCGAAGCCCTCGCTCAGCACGTTGACGTTCACCATCCAGCGCAGCGCGCCAGCGCGGAACGCCTGCACCAGCCGATCGCGCTCTGCGGCGGGCGTGCCGCCATGCACCAGCCCTGCCGCTTCGCCCCGCGCCTGCAGTGCGGCCAGGACGGCCTGTGCGTGCGAGACGTTGACGCAGAAGACGATGCCGGCCCGGCGCCCCTGCGCGCGGGGCAGCAGGTCGTCGATCGTGCGCTCGACCAGCGGGATCATGGCCGCGGCCAGCTCCGGCTCAAGGTACTCGCCGCCGCGCGTATGCACGGCCGACAGGTCGGGGCGCTCGCCCGCACGACTCACCAGCGGGCTGAGGTAGCCGTCCGCGATCAGGTCGCCGACGCGCGCCTCGTAGGCGATCTCGGTGAGCACATGCTCGGGGCCGCATACCGGCACCGCGGCGCCCTGCAGGCGGTAGGGTGTGGCCGTAAGGCCGACGACGCGCAGCTCGGGATTGATCTTCCGGCACCCGTCGATGAAGCGCAGGTAGCGCCCCTCGCCGTTCAGCGGGATGCGGTGCGCCTCGTCGATCAGCAACAGGTCGAAATGACCGATCCGATGCGCAATCTTGGCGACGGACTGGATCTGGCACGCAAGCACGCGCTCGAAGCGGTCGCGACGGTTCAGCCCGGCCGAGTAGATGCCCAGCGGCGCCTCGGGCCAGTAGCGGGTCAGCGCCGCCGCGTTCTGCGAGACCAGCTCACGGGTGTGCGCGAGGATGCCGACGCGACCGCCCCATTCCTCGCAGGCTTGCCGTGCGATCGCGGCCATGAGCGGCGACTTGCCGGCACCAGTTGGCAGCACGAGCGCGGGATTGCCCTCGCGGTTGGCGAGGTAGCGCCAGAGCGTGTCGCGGGCGGCGAGCTGGTAATCGCGCAGCTGCACTTAGGCGGCCTCGCCCTGCACGAACTGCGCCTCGTACTTTGCGCGGATCTGCAGGAACTCCGGCTCGCGGAGCACGGCCGGCGTCATCGCGCTCAGTTCGCGGCTGGTGAAGCTGTTCAAGCCCCACGGCCCATTCCTGAAAACAACGCCGTCGGCCGCGCGATAGGCGACCCAGCCTTCGGCCTCGCTGGCGTCGAACTGCTCACCCCAGCGCGACAGCAGCGCGGGGATGTAGAGATGGCGCTCGCACCCGGTGCGCTGGAACTCGACCGGGATCGGGCCGCTGTCCTTCGCCAGCGCGCACGACCAGGCGCCGTCGCCGTCGCGCTCAGGCGTCGCGTGCAGGCAGGTGCGGCAGGACACGGCAGGCAGCGCGGCGGTGTGGCACACCTCGGCGGCGGGGCAGAACTTGCACTTGTAGAAGGCCGGATCCTCGGAGAGACGCGCGAGCGGCTCCGACGCATAGACGATCCGCTCGGCCTTGGCGATCAGGCGCGCAGCTTCGGCCGGGTTCGCGTCGGTGCGCACGCTGGTGATCGGCAGGCGCGCGCCGGGGCTGCTGCAGGTCAGGTAGTGGCGCGTGACCTCGGCCTTGTGCATGTAAAGCACGGCCTGTCCGTAGTAGGTCGCGTTCCACTTCTGCAGCGCGGATTTCTCGTCGACGGACTTGTGTTTCGCCAGCTCGGCCGGGCCTTTCTCGCTGGCCTTGTGCTCCCAGACGTGCATCGCCTTGGGCGCCTGCAGCAGGCCGCGCATGAGGCCGTCGCAATGACCGCGGAAGTGGCCGCCGACGTCGGCGAAACCGAACTGCCGGTTCGTGGTCGGGTCGACCGTCCACAGCTCGACGCCCGGCACCATGCGCAGGCGCTCGGCCATGACGTCCTCGCTGCGATGGCCGTCCTGCACGTTCGACAGGCCTTTCGCGTCGAACCCATTGCCCGCCGGCATGCACCAGCGGAACGAGTACCACAGCCGGCGCTCGCATTCCTCGCCGATCGCCGACATGCCCAGGTACGGGCGCGGCGGATCAGTGTGGTTCGCCGCTTCCATCGCCGCGAACGCAGCGTCGAGCGTCGGATCGGTTGCGGCGATGGCGGGAAGCTTGGGCATGGGGTACTCGTTGAAGTAGGTGCCGTGTGCTGCGTCTACACCGCACGGCGCGGCGAAGGAGACGGCCGTCGGGGAACGGCCTCGCGCGCAGCTCGCGCGGGAACTCAGGCGGCGCGACCCCACGGGGCGCGGCCGGCGGCTTGCGTAGCAACCTGCGTGGCGGTGCTCGGCGCGCTCTGCGTCGGCGTCGCACCTTCGAGCGCCTTCCACGACTTGATCTGCGCATCCTCGTACTCGCGCACCTGGCCCTTCTTGGAGCCGCTGGTGTACGTCGTGCCGGCCGGGTAGTTCTCGATGCGGATCACGTGCGGGCGGAAATGCAGCTCCTCGCTGGTGCGCGGATTCGGAACGCCGGTCGCTTCGCGGATCGAGGCGAACTGTCGGTTGGCGATCTTGACGACCTTGGGGTTCGTGTGTTCCAGGTTGATGTTGTCGAAGTGCTTGCGGCCGGCGAGCGGGCCTTCCATGACCTCGTAGGTCAGGGCGAGGAACTGGCCATCGTTGTTCTTCGTCGGCTTGAGGTCGGAGTCGATGATCTGCACGACGTACTCGCCGGTCGGCAGCTTGGCGAGGTCGCCTTGCGCTTCGGCTTCGGGGTTGTAGAGGTTGGTCAGGTTTGCCATTTCGTTCTCGTGTCGTGGTGGGTGGTGGGTGGCGAGTAGCGCGTCGGTTGTTGCTACCGCGTTCCGTGCGTCATCCGCGCATCGTTCCGCTCGCCGTAGTCGTTACGCCGCTTCCGCCTGCGGATTCATCGCGCCGACCAGCGCGTTCCAGTCGAGCGGCAGCGTGTCGGGCAGGTGGTAGCGGTTGCCGGCGATGAACGAGGGCTTCGCGTTGCAGTGCATGACGCGCTTTCCGGTCGACACGCCGCGGGCGCGGGTGTTGAAGCCGTTCGATTCCTTCTTGACCTGGGTTTCCTCGGCCGCATAGAGGATCGCGTCGGCCCATTCGACGATCAGGCCGAGCGCGCCCTTCTGCACCTTCAACTCGTAGCGGTCGAAGGCCTCGCTGTCGGGGGCGGCGAACTGCTTGACCGCGGTGTGCGCGATCAGGATCACGGCCATGCCACGCTCGATGCGCAGCGTGTTGAGCTTGTCGAGCACCGTGCGCCACGTGGCGTTCGCCTCGATGTAGCCCTTGCCGTAGCCGGGCGACTCGATGCTGGCCCAGCCGTTCTTCTTGCACACGTGCGCCCAGATCAGCGGCTCCAGCCAGTCGGCCGAGTCGATCACGACCGTGCCGAACTCGTGCTTCTCGGCGTAAGA